TCTTTATATATAGATAAACTTGAGGCTGCAGGAAAGATGCGCTATAATCACGCCAATCAGGAACAGAAGGTATAATTTAAACCATGACGATTAAATGGACGCCTGAACTCGAAGATACAATCGCAAAGCGGCTCATAAATCGTTCATTGCGTAGGATTTGTGAAGAAGATAAAGATTTACCCTCTCGCGCTGCAATTAATGAAAGATTGACAGAGAATGAAGAGTTCTGGACCAAGTGCGCGCGGGCGAGACGTATTCAGGCAATGCAAAGGCTTGAATCTGTTGAACTTGATGTGGATTCATGTAATGCGGATAATGCTCGCGCTGTTGCTGTCAAGGTGAGCTATGCGCAATGGTTCGCAGAGAAAGCGCTACCGAAAGAATACGGGGCAAAATTAGCGCATACTGGCGCTGATGGTGATGGCCCAGTTAAGTTGATAATCGAGCACATTGGCTCAGATGGAGAGTGAGAGCAATGCTTAGTCTGATTGGCAGCACGGTAATTGTTATTGTTCTGGTGGTTGTGTGGTTCTGGCTTAGTAGAGATACAGCACACGATGGACGTTAAAGTACGACTGCAACCTAAACAATCCGCACTACTTAAACTCATCAAGACATCGCGCGCTGTAGTCATCGGCGCTGGTGGTGGCCGCGGCTCTGCTAAGAGCTCAGGCGCCGATCGTTGCCTGATTACGCTCATGCACGAGTGGCCTGGCCTGACTGCGTGCCTCATTATGCGCACCTGGGTTAAGCAGTTGGTGCCATTCCATTTAGAGCCTATACGCAGAGATTTCCCATGGGTCGAAAAAGGATTGAAGGCCTCGCCGCCGGCCATGTTGCGCATTGGTAAGTCGCGCTTAGACTTCAAATATGCGGAGAACTATGACAGTGTGATTGAGGCGTTCCGCTCAGGTAACTACGATCTTCTGGTGATTGACCAGGCCGAGCAATTCTCTGGCCGCGAGATCCGCGAGATGCGCAAGGCTTGCCGGTCAACTACGGGTCATGCTGCCAAGACGGTGCTGATCTTCAATATGCGCGGCGCCAGCATTCAAGAGTTGCGTAAATGGTTCCATTTACATGAAGTTAACCGCGATGAAGACCCTGCTGATTACGCGTTCCTGAAGATGAACCCATGGGATAACGTGGAATGGGTGCGCGCGTCGCTCAAGGATGATGGATACAGCGTCAAGGATTACTACTCGTGGACAGATGAGCAGCGCAAGGCGTATGCATCTACGCGTGGCCCGTATACGCGCCAGCTCGCAACTGACGATGAAGTAATACGCAAGGCGGACTGGGAGGGCGACTGGGATTCGCTGGAGGGTGCCTACTTCGCCAACAGCTTCGATCTGGAGTCTGTGCGTATCAACCCTGACCTGGTAGAGCAGATGCGTAAGCCATGGGCAACACACTGGTTCGCGCAGGATTGGGGCAAGGCTCACTGGTGCGTGACGTTGTGGGCATACCGTATCGCGCTCAAGCCGAGCGAGGCTAAACAGTTCTTGGATTGGGACTTAGAGCGGCAGATCAATGTAACGGTGCTATACCGCGAGATGATTATCAACGAGAAGGAGGCGCCAGATGTGGCACAGGATATTGCTGATTCTACGCCGGTTAGTGAGCGGCCCAAGCATAAAGCCTTCTTCCTCTCTCCGGAAGAGGTTACGGACGATCCGAATTCGATTGGATCACAAGAATCACGCCGGCTGAAGCTGAATGGGCTGCCCGGCGCGATCAAGGCTGACAATGACCGTAAGGGCGGATACGGCATGATGGGCGCGCTGTTCAAGGCAACCAAGGGTAAAGGTTGGGGCGTGGATAAGGATGGCAACCGCTTCCAGTACGATGATGCGGTGCTGGTATCGAATGAATGTCCGGAGTGGTTGAACGCCATCCCGGCGCTGGTGCGCGACCCCAAGAACCTTGACGATGTGTTGAAGACGGACTTGAGCACGGCGAAGATTGAGCAGGATTTAGGCGATGCGGGGCGCTATTTGCTAAAATCCATGTTGAGTCCACGCAAGAAGAGCGCGGAAGAGGTATATTCTGAAAACATGGACGCTGCCGAGCCGGTCGAGCGCATGATGATGGCGTTCAAGCATACGATGGCGAAGAAGAAGCCGAAGCGGCAGTTTATGCCGCCGAGTTGGAAATCTAATATTAGGTGAGATTATGAATGAGACCATGAACACGCAAACCTCATATCCTGGAAGGCTCTCAACACCCTTCGTAAACCTCTCACCCACTTTTCCAGGGCCTGCCGAGTGGGCATTTCGATGCAAAGTAGCCCAGGAACGGGAAATGGCCTACCGCAAAACCCTACGCGGAAGGGTTGAGAACTTTCTCTATCACCTACGCGGGATAATCTCCGACTTGATCGCTCCAGAAGGGTGGAACGCCGAATGAACTCTCCCGAATGGGATAAGCAAACCGGGCGCTTGTGGGTATGGCCATGGGAACGCCACAGGATACACCTCGAAGAAGAGATTGACTATCTGCGCGCGCAACTCTCCCAGAAGCAGCGCCGGAACGATGAACTGCAGGAAGCGCTAATCGGGATTACCAAGCCGAAGCCGGCCATCCAGCGCGAAGTCAAGCCGGACATGAAGCCTGTTACTTTCCAACCCCGAGGCATAGAAGCATTTAAGGCGCAGCGCAGAGCGAACCCACCCAAAGAGACCGAAGCAGTTAAAGGACCATTCAAGACAGAGGAGGCACCAATTGGCATTTCCAGGTAAAGATGGTAAGCCGTACCCGAACCAGATGCAGGCGTTTCAAGCCAAACCAGCACCAGCCGCACCGCCTGCCGATCCTGGTGCCGACCCGAACGCGGGTAAGCCTAGCATTCAAGACGATCCCGAAGCCATGAAGCTCGTAGACCAGCTTTCGCAGATGGGCTACACTGGCGAAGATGTTGAGATGGCGATGGGCGGAATGGGCGGCGGTGCAGACCAGATGGGTGGCAAGGAAGCAACTGCTGCCGCGCCGTTGCAGATTCCGGGGTTGCAGTAGGCGTAATGGACTTCGAGAAGCAAAAACCTATCACCCCAGAGTTCCGCGAGAACTGGGAACGCGTCTACCGCAATGGCTGCCCGATGCTCGACGAGGAGACCAATGGAGACCAGAACAGTAACGCAGCGCCTAGACGATCTGGAGCACGACAACAACATGCTGCGGAAGAGAGATGCAGAGCGGCAAGTCGAGTACCAACGCCTTGAGAGCGAGTTTGAAGCAATGGGCGCAAGGTGCAACAAATTGATTCGAGTAGTCAACGAATTCATTGGCAGATTCGCAAGAGTCGCCAATTAAGGAGATGCAATGAGCAAAATCAAAAGTCTCAATATCGCTGAAACGCCAAAAAAGGGTGAAGAGCCGATTATCACTCTGATTGAAACGTTGCGCAAGTTTGACGACCGTCTTCAGGCTATCGAAGATAAAATCTTTGCTAACTCTGATGGTTCAGGCACTGCTCGGTACGAGAATTGGACGCAGCGCAGCGACGGAACCGACTATCCTGGTTCGTATGGAGTCGGGCCGGTGGGATCAGACGGCCAGCCGCTCAAGCCGTTTGTTCCGTACACTGAGACGGCGCCCACGGCTGTCGTAGTCCCCGAACCATATCCAGCAAGAGTGCCAACCACGAAACCGACCGAGGTTCTGAGTGGCAACTGAAGTCCAGAATCCTCCGACTGGTGATGAGGGCGAGACCGGGCAGGCGGCCCAGGAGTATGCCCCTGGTGAGCTAGCGCCGTCGATCATCACCAGCGCGAAGGTCTGGAAACCCAAGGACATTGAGGCGGTTGATCCCACATTAGTCAATGTTTTCATAACTTTAGCTGAATCGTGTTCGCAGGCGGATGAGGCTGCACGGCGCTTCTCTGTACTCCAAGTATGGGAAGAGCGGCACATGGACCGCGGCTACCAGTATCTTGAGGGCGGCCAGAATGGCGGCTGGAACATCATTGGCGCTGATGCAGGCAAGAACAAGAACGGCCTGGCAGAGACGAATGACGCCAATCTGTACGCAACCAATATTCTGAGTGCTCAAGGCGATATCAGCACATCGGCTCTCTGTCGCGGACAGATCAAGGTCAACTTCACGCCCAACAAGAGCAAGAATCCGATAGACGTGGCATGTGCGGATGAATCCAATAAATACAAGCACTTATGGTATGAGACGAATGACTCAATTTCGCTCCAGCGCTCAACGGCGGGCCTTGCATGGACTGATCCCCGCGGCGTTTTCTGGACGCGCACGGTAGCCGATAAAGCGTTCGGGCTGAATGAGGATGGATCTATCCGGACGCGAGAGATTACAAGTCTGCATGGCGTGCTGGAAACTAAAGCGCCCATGATGAATGACCGGCTCAATGAAATGAGCTACTTTCAAGTTTTTGAGGAGAGCGACTATGCAATCGAACGAGCCAAATACCCCTGGATGGGTGATAAGATCAAGCCGTCATGGGGGACAGCAGGTGAGTTGGAATTTGAACGCATTGCCCGAATCAATACAAGAATCGGAATTGTTGGAAAGTACATTACGGGGACTTCGGGAATCCGTGAGTCAACTGTCGGATATATGTGGTTTAGATCTGGAATGTACTTTGATGACAAAATCACCCCGCCCCAGCGCGAATGGCTCCTGAAAGAATTCCCCGAAGGCGTGTTTTGCATCCTTCACGGCAAGGAATTAACCTGCGCTTGGACTGAGAGCATGGACGACCATCTGGCGCTGGGCATGTTCTGCCGCGGATTTGGTCAGAACCGGCGCGCGCTTGGCTCTTCAGATATTCCCATCCAAAAGCGCATCAACATCTGGGCAGACCTTTGGGACAAGTTTGTACGCACAGCCATTAGCGTGACCGTGATGGACGACCAGGCATTCAACGCGGAAGCACAGGCGCAGTTGCAAGCCAGCCCTGGCCGCTTCGAGTTTGTGGCTGTGCCAGAAGGGCGGCCAATTACCGATTTAGTGACGCAAACGCCTGTTCCCACTCCACAGCCGGGCATGTACGAGATGTTCCAGTGGTATGTCGGGCCTCTGATTCAATCAATCGATGGTTGCACGCCGGCGCTATTCGGTTCAGGAGAAGGTTCGGATAATACGGTTGGCGCTACTCAGATTCGTTTGCAGCAAGCGCTCGAACGGCTTGGCGCCGCATGGATTGTGGCAAATATGATGTTTTCAACGGCAATTCGGCAGGCGGCCAAGTGTTGCGCAGAGAACGGGACTGGAGAAATCAGCGATACCGTCCCCGGATATGGCGATGTGACGGTAAATCCTGAGAATTTGAAAGGCAACGCGAAATGCCGCCCCGAAAACATCAATGCTATCCCGGAGAGTGGAGCTCAACGCGAAGCCAAGGTATTGCAAGTGCTGGACATGGCCATGCAGAATCAGGAAGTTGCTGCCGTAGTCGCCCGTCCATCCAATACGCGCGAAATCGTCAAGGCTTTGTCACTCGACGATATTATCACCGTGGATGAAGCCAACTGGGAAGACGGGGCGCTTGAAGATATTGAGCGGTTGCTGGATTCCGAGCCGCTTATCAATCCCGACTGGCAAAAACTCACAGACCAGTTAACCCAATTGAATGAGACGCATGAGCAGGCTAAGGAGCTTGCCAGTACAGCTGTGCAATCCGGAGAAATGCTGGCCGAAGAAGAATTACAGCAGGGCGAACAGCTCGAGCAACAAGTAGCCGCGCTCCAGAAGCAACTTGAGCAAGTTCCGCAGTATCTGCCCAGCGTACCGGTTGCTGAGGATGAATCTGAGGATCACGCCACAATTTCGGCTACGGTCTTTAGCTGGATGGGCGAGTCGGATGGCCGTTCACTTCGGCGCAAGTCTGAGAAAGAGCCTCCAGAGGGCGAGAACTGGAAGAAGTGGCAGAATGTCTTTCTTTACTGGAAGGGTCATAAAGATATGGCCGGCAAACTCAGCAAGGCCCAGGCACCGCCGCCGAAGTTGAGCATGACGGGTAAACTTACGCCGCAACAGCAGGCACAACTGCTTCAACAGGCAGCAGGGATACAGAGCGACCTACAAGCTGCCAATCAGCCCGACGAGCAGGAGACGGAAACAATTCAACGCACGCCGATGATGGAACTAAAAACGAGGACGAAACGGCGCTTATGAAAGACCGGATCGTGGGCTATCTCGTAAGGCACGGCGAGACGACGACAAACGCCGATGGGCGATATCGCTCATGGTCAGATCCGCCCTTGAACGATAAAGGGCTAGTGCAGGCTCGAGCAGCGGCTAAATTCCTGAGCAAAGAGCCGATCAAACATATAATCTCTTCGCCCTTGCTCCGCGCCTTTATTACTGCCGATATTATCGCCGGGCCGCACAAATTACAGGTCTTTCAGCATCGCGGGCTATTCCCCTGGCGGCTAGGCATCTTTACTGGCCTGCCAAAAGATGAGAACGGGGACGCGTTACGCCTGTTTGTCAGTAATCCAGAGGTTTGTATGCCAGAAGGAGAGTCGCTAAATGATTTTGAAGAGCGGCAATTTGCTTTCTGGCAAGCATCCCTTGAAATGGCGCATGATGGCGGGTTGACTGTCTACATCGCGCATACCAGCAATGTCACAGCACTGGTGAACTTCACGGAAGGCGCTCACGATATAGAGCCTGAGTTTGGCGATAGCGTCAAGCCTGGGGGAGTGGCCGCAATTTACTTCAACGGAAAACAACACCGAATCGAGCCGATCTTCGGAAATGTCGAAGAAGCGGTTTTCGGCGGATCCTAGGAGACCATTAATGGCTGATTCAGCAGTAGATTTCGCCTCACTCGAAGCAACTGATGCAACGCAGGATACTGGACAGGATTCCGGTGTCGATGCGGGGCAAAACATAGAAATTTCGCCTGAGAATCAAGAAAGTCAACAGCAGCAGACAGGCGTTGAGGGCCAGCAGCAGCCGCCGGAAGCATTAACCGGCAAAGCCATCCGTGATGCGGTGCGTAGGCTTTCCGCGACCTCTCCTGAAGACGCGAAGCTGCTCAAGCAACTTGCGGACACCCATTTTCGGGTTGCGACAGGCTACCAGAGTTCCTTCAAGACGCCACAAGAGGCTACTACGGCTAAGCAGTTGATTGAGGCTGCTGGCGGAGTGGAGGGCATCACTCAGGCCACACAACGGCTCCAGACATACGACCAGCAAGACGCAGCTCTCAAAGAGGGCAATCCTGAAGTCCTGGACGCAATGTTTAAGGATTTTCCCGAAGGTGCTGCAGCGCTGGCGCCGCACTACCTGGACAAACTCTCGCAGACGAACCAGACTGCCTATAACGAGGCAGTTGGACCTCATGCCGTGGCAATGCTCGAAAATGCTGGTTTGGGGCGCTTCCTAGACGCTGCACTGGCGGAACCGGATGAGGCGCGTTCCAAAGCGCTGGTAAAAGAGATTGCCGACTGGTTCAAGGGGCAGGCAGCCAATGCGAAACAGGTTCAGCAGGCCCGCACTACCCAGAATCCGGGCGCTGACAAGATAAAGCAGCGCGAGACGGAACTGAATACACGCGAAGAGAAGATTTTCCGCGATGCGGTCGCAGCCAAAACCAATGCCGCCATCAGCCAGCCGGTCGCTCAGGTAGTCGATCAATACGCCAAGCAGTACAAGCTTAACGATGTTCAGAAGGCGCATTACAAGACGACCCTCGAAAACGCTGTAATTGAGGAAATGAACGCCGATCAAACGTATCGACAGCAGATCGACCTGCGTTATTCCAACAAGAGCCGTACCCACGATACGGTATCCAGCTATGCTGCAGCGGAATTCAACCGGCGAGCCAAAGATAAGGCATTCGAGGTAGCGAAGAGCATTTACGGAGCGCCTAAGGGCGGAGCCGCGCAGAATGGCACTGGTATAGTCAAACCTGGCGAGCCTAAGACGGCTCCCGGCGGTGGGCCTCTCAAAATCACTGCCCAGCCGCCCGATGCACAGATCGATTGGAATAAGCCAGATGCGGATACCGCGCAATTGAACTTCATTAAGGGGCGCGGCTGGACCAAATCAGGGCATTTCGTGAATTGGCGTTGAGTTGTGCTATGATTTTGCGTAGAGATTAATGGCAGCCGGGAAAGACCGGCAGAATCTCCCGGCTCGTCGAGGTCACGCCTCGGTAAAAAGTGTCGGCCATATAGGAAGATTCTCCAGACGTAGAGACCGTAACACGTCAACTGACGGCGCGCAATTGTGCCGTTTGGGAGAATTCACATGGCACTCGGCACAGAAGCAGCCGTAGAATCCGTAGAAGTAGAAGCGTTTGCAACCACAATCCCATCGCTCATCCCCATGAGCAAGACGCTCTATTCGCTTGCACAGGAACGCTTTACCAAGATTCCTGTATCCTTTCAAACCCTCGCGGGCGCTGTCGGCGGCCAAAGTTCCGTGGCCCGTCCTTCCTTCCGCGTTCCGTTCCGTGTCCAGGGTGGCGCTTATATCTCCCAGGGCACCGGCGACGGCAACTCTCTTGGACGCGGCAACTCGTCCGTGTGGCAGGACTTCACTCTCTCGCCCCTTTGGCACTATGCCGTCAACGAGGTAACCCACCTTTCGCAGCTTGCCACCAACGGCAAGAAACGCGGGCTTATTTCCTTGAAAGCTGAAGAGTTGAAGAATTCACTCGACAGCGCCATGGCTGGTATCGAAGGTCTGATGTATGGCGACTCTTCGGGCGCCATCACGCAGATCCCCACCACAGCTACCATCGTCACCACCGGCCCCGGTTCCATCACCGGTGTGCGTGCGATGGCTTTCACGGATAACCAGGTGGTGCAGTTCTTCCCCAGCGAGGGCGGAACTGTACGCGGGTATGCCACTATCAGCGTGAATGACCCAGTGACGTCCACGCTCTACTTTCTTGGGGGACTGGCTGCAAACTCCAGCACTCTCACCAATGGAACCTCTCTCGCAACGACCGTTCTAGCGGGCGACTATATCATGATCGCCGGCTCTTCGGGCGTTACCGGTGAAGGAATCTCCGGCACAACTGCTTGGATCAACTCGGCAACCTCCGGGTACCAGGCCGGCGTCAACCGCGCCACCTACCCCAGCCGCGTTTCTTCGCCGTCGATCAACCTGAACGGGGGCGCTGTAACCGCAAGCCTCTCTCAGCGCATCGAAGCATTGCTCGGACGCGCGATGGGCGGCTCCAATAAGACCAAGGATTCCGGCATCTACCTCTTTGGCGAGGACCAGGCTTTCGCAGTTGCGCAGACGAACTACTATAACAAGCAGATCGTCTTGCAACAGTCCTCAAATGAAGGGAATACCGGCAAAGTGCCGGATGTGAGCAAGAAGTATTTCCAGGGCACCTTTGGTGGCCGGGATGTGCATCTTAGCTATGTCCAGCCTCTTGGCCGCATCGACATGCTGCTCACTGCCGACTGGTATCTCGGCGAGTTGGTTCCGCTGCAACTGTACGATTTCGGCGGCGGCAACACGACCATGCCGGTTCCCGATCCTTCAAACAATGGCTGGCTGACCACCAATCAGTTTGCCTATGAACTGTCCTTCAACATGGCCTGTAGTGCGCCGAGACATCAGTTGTATGTTTACGGCGCCAGCAGCCCAACTATCTAGCCAACTAACTGAAAACAAAGGGGCTGTAGCAATACAGCCCCGCAACACAAGGAGACCAAATGTCAAAGCAACATGAACCGATGGAAGTAATTGACCGGCGAACAAAACTGGACACTGAACCTGCCAGTGAGGAAGCGCAGACGCTTGTTTTAGAGCCGGAGCTATCCCTCGTTGATATTGATCGCGTCTACGATGATCCGCTGCCTATCTTCGACCGCGTGCTCATCCGGCGCAATGCAGAGGCAACCACCTTTGCCGGAACCAGTTTCTTCATTCCAGAATCCGCGCGCAAGTCGGCAAACCGGGGTGTTGTTGTGACAACTGCCAAGTTCTACATCGTGGAAGGAAAGTCCTTTCCTATGAAAGAATTAGTAGTTCCTGGCGACATAGTGACATTCAGCGGGTTCAATACTGAAGACATTGAACTAGATGAGGGCACATTCACCCTTTGCAGCGTTTTCGATCTCAAACTGATCGAGAAGTGCCACTTCAAATTGGGGGTTAGTTAGATGCAACTGGCCCACAGCGCCGCGCCGGAGCGCCTAAAGCCGCCTGAGCACTTCCAACGCCGACTCACAGAGGCTGGCGGTTTCAATCGCTACCGCCAGCCCCGCTTCAAACTCGCCTGGGCGCAAACGGAGACGATCCGCCGCGGTGGAGAGTTTGAGACAATGGGCGAAACGCACACCGGCTATCGGGATGAGTTGCTTGCCGATGGTCTGCCACATTGGATGCTCTTGCAATGGGTAGATGCTGGTATGTGCATTGAAATGCCGCATATTCGTCCGCAGTCAGACGTAGCATTTTACTCTGAGAATTGTTGCCCAAAGACCGGACTTCAGATTTTAGGCGAATATCCCTACCACGGCAGCTATCAGATTGCGCTTAACTTGTGCGCCAAAATCTTCAATGAAGGTAAACTCTACATCGAGGCATTTCCGCTATCGACGGAGATTGTAGAAATGATGGTGCCTGTTATCAAGGCCTCTCTGCTGCTTTCGCATGAGTGCAAAATGCGCTTCATGCGAGAACAGAACGAGAAGGAAGAAATGGAACGCACCAAAGCTATCGGTGATGCCTACGATTCCATCAAAATCAATCCGAATCTTCATACCTCATGGCTTGAAGATAAACAGCGTTCTATTGAGCGCAACTTCAACGCGGCACTCGTCACAATGATGCACCGCAACCGCACTATGCAATCCCAAAGGAGACTCAACTGATGGAAGCCATCGAATACAAACCGGAAATAGCCGCGAGACATGCTGCAGCCGTCAATGAGCAGTTCTTTCCTGTTAATATCACCGAAATTCAGGAGAACTTTGCTCCGTCGTCAACACCAATCTATGTTTACAATGTAGCGCCGCTTGAATTCAACGAGCCGCGCTTCCCAAACCATCCGCATATGCTTATTAGGGCGTGTCCGACGGATGAGGCCTATACGCTGGTCAATTCAATCACGCATCCCTTTCCAGAGAGCTACCGTGACGAGAACGGCAACCGGCTCGTGCGGTGGATTAACGGATACCGCGAAGCCACGCGTATGCTTGCGCCGGGAAACCCCGGAACCGATCAGAACTTTTCGGATGTGAACGCGCTCAACGTGGGCGGGAACCTGAACAACTTCGGGGTCTTCTGGAGTACGAACAATCCGCCAACTTCACAGGAACTCAAGGCAGCCCGCAAGCGAATGGAGACAACTTTCCAGAACGAATTATCAGAACTGGCCAAAATCGAAGCCGGTCCTGGCGGAGTGAACGAGGCGGCTGGCCGTGCCAACCGAATCAGCCATGCTGCAGTCGAACATTTCAACAAGTTCCGGCTTGCCGGCAAGAAACTCTCCTATTCCTGGCATCGTACAGATTTGGTGCCTGACCAGGCAGAAATGAACAAGGTGAATTGCGGTGCCTGCGGCGAGAGCATTCAGCCGACCGCGCGTATCTGCATTCACTGCGGCGCTCCAACGGACGATGAAAAGCTTGAACGCTGGATCGAACAGAAGTTTTCAGAAAAACGAGGACCGGGCAGGCCGCCTAAAGAGGAAGCGGCCTAACAATCTTCCAAGGGCAGAGCGGGTCATTTATCGGTGGCATAGAGGATGGTCTCCATCAACTGTCAGCCCTGCAAAGCCCTTGGATGTAAGATGAGGTGGACATGCCGATTGGCGGGAACAATGCGTACCCTTCTCTGGAAACTATCGCCAACCTTGCGCGCAGTAAGGTAAACGACGATAAGGCTGGTGCCACGGGTAGGCCTGGCGAGGGCCAGATCCTCACTGATTCGAGTGTTACCCTCCAGAACTTCATGAATTCATCCATCCGCGATACCTACCGCGATGTGCGAATCATGGGGCAGCCAACACTGATTGCCGACAATTACATCATCTACAATCTACCGCCGGTCAACTCAGAGTGGGGCGTAGGGGCAATGAATCCTGCAGTGCAGACATCGCTGCAATTCACAGGCTTCTTTGATGGTCTGCTGAACTGGCCAAACGTCCTGCTCCCCGGAAATCTGCTTTACCCACTGGAAATGTGGGAACGTCAGAGTGGGTCAAACTATCCCTTTCATAAGATGCGGCAATCAGAGGGCGCGCTGGCTCCGCAGAACCAGGTGCAAGCATTAGGCGAGTGGGAATGGCGCACCGATGGTATTTGGATGCATGGCGCGACTGGCTATATGGACATTCGCCTGCGTTACGTTCTCACCTTTGCCGATTTGGCTTTCTCGTCAATCAACTGGGAAACGACCTATGTCCCAATTCTTGATTGCCAGGAAGCTGTCGCAGATAAGATTGCGGCGCTGCATTGCTCTCGTCTCGGCGGCGCGGCTTTAGCCGATGCCCGCTTGGATGCAAAGGCATCCATCTTCAAACTCAGGCAGCAAATCACGCGAGACCGTCAGATGATCGACTATCAACGCCAGCCCTACGGAAACGGAAAAGCTGGAGCAGCCGGAAGGCCCAACGCACTTTACTAGGAGAAAAACATGGCAACCGCAGTTTTGACAAAAACTCTCTACAATGCACCTTATGGTCTGGACCTCACCGCGACCAGAACCTACGAGCATGGACTCCTCAGTTTTGCGGCAGGTGATTACGTTGCTGGCGGTTTATTGCCCAACTGGAGTCCAACCTCAAAAGCCTTGACTCCATTTCAAGATACTTCTGCACAGAATGTTGCAGTCGGGCATTTTACGCAGCCGGCCTCTTTCACAATTACCAATATTGCGCTCACATCAAACGTGGTAACGGTGACGGCAAAACACAGCCTCGTTGCAGGTCAGTGGGTGACATTCTCTGGATTGACTACGGCGCCATTCCTTAATGGCTTGACACTCCAGGTAGCATCTGTGAGCACAACCGTTTCCTTTACGGTGGCTTTCACTCATGCCAATGTAGGGAGCGCG